ATAGATCTCTGGACGTGAGTTGTCAAACACTTGAATTGTTATTTTATTGTCACTATCAGATATTATTGATGTACCATTTGTTATGTATTTAACTTGTACCTCCTCTGGTTTACTTGGCAAATCCTCCTGTGATGTACTAAGGTAGTCGGTATATATTACATTACTGCTTGATATTTGGCGGTTAATTGATTCTGTTGTTATACTGGATGGAAAATAACTTCCTTGAAATGTTCTACCTGTTAATGCTGAGTCTAATCCTCCATAGGTTGTACTGTCTGTTGGTGTTCCTTCATATCTGCCGTTAATCCATCCTGTTGTTGAGTAGTTACTATCTTGTATATCTGCTTTTTGTGCTGTTAGTGTTATTAAATCATCAATGTTAGTTGGATTTAATGAACCTGGTCCTCCTCTAATCTTATACCTGTCAGCTACCATTATATTGGTTGATTGTCTATTATCTTGCACATTATTTAATAATGCATCATAGTCTCCTCCAAAAAAGATAGTACTTGTAGTATCCGGTACTGCTATTACTAGTTGTGATAATATTATTGATGTATCATCTGCTAGTGAGTTAATCGTTACAGGTGTTGTCTCAAAAAAGTAATAAGTTACTTCATATGATTCCCCATCACTTTCATATGATGCTGTTCTACTTGATCTTGACTGTATTACAAATGTGTAATTATACCCATTGATTGTTATATTAATTTGCTGGGTTGTAGATAGCAATTGTGTTGAGTCATTACCGTTATTATCAAATACAGGTATTGTTAGCCCATATACAGTCAATGGTTCTACATCACTGTACCAAATATTTACTGAGTTTGGTTGTGTTGCATCAACTATTGTTAAGAATTGTGTACTAGTTATTGGCATTTATATATTATTTTTATTTTAATTATACAATAACCTCTTGTGGGCAAGGATTAGTGTTATCAGCGGGTGCAACACAGCTGGGTTGATATAGTATATATCCGTTGGTGCCGGGTTCACATACCCAAGGGCAAGGTAAAGGTTCATTAGGGTTTCCTATTACAACTGGTGGTACTATAAATACACTTTCTTCACAAAGTCCTTGGTAGATATCATCAGGGTTAAAGGCGGTTATACGTATTTCGCAATCTGTTAGTTTTAAAGGTGGCGAAAACGGTGGGCCAGGTGCACCAGTAAATGTAGGTGAAGTCGTATTAGTATTAAGATATTGTGAAGAAGATTCTCCCCAACGGGTATTTCCATATTCATCAAAGTGTCCTCCTGTTATAGTCCAACCCCACCAAGTAGTAGGTGAACCGCTTGGATTACTTCCGTTGAAAAGTTTTAATGTTAATATCTCGTTACCATTCCACTGGTATTCTAGAGTATCTTTTACAGATTCGTAATCAATAATTAGATTACTACCTGGGGTTATAAATGCGATTGTTTCGAAACGATCAAATCCGTTAATAGCTCCTTCTCTACCTGTTAATTGTACATAATATCTAGTACCAGGTTCATCTGGTCCTGTTGCAAATAAACTCTTAATTGTCGGGGTTATGTTAACGCCTGGGTTTAATGGATTTTGTTCATATCTACATACTATAAATGTCTGTGTATCTACACTTGTGTTTTCTTCAAATTGAGTTGTATTGTTGAAAAAATAAGAATCACCACTTTGCGGAAGTGTTATTGGACATCGATTATTAACAGTGACAAAAAATTGTTCCCTACAGTTGAATCCGTGGTTTTCAATTCTCATATCTCTTGCTTCAATTGTAATTCGGGTACTTGGTGGATAACCGGTGTTTCTAAATGTATGGTCTGCGGGATTCGGTACTTCTATTAAACCTGGTGTGGTATCTTGTATAGGACGTGTTACAAAGTACTTTATATTGCTATTATTTGCTGGTGTAAAAAACCGCGTTAGATTGTATGATTGGTTTGCTACAATCGTTGCTGGTATGTTTGCTGTTACTCGTTGTATAGAGCAGCTTGCATACATTGCTTGTGTACTACGTTGGCAGTTTGGGAGATTTGATGCAGTTGCTTGCAGTGTTATTAGTTGATACTGTTGAAAATTATCATTTGTAAATGTGTATGATGGAAATGTTGGGTATACTGTATTACCTCCAGCAACAGATGCAGTATATATTGTAGATGGAGTTGGTGCTCCTGCAAAGAATGTTGATAGTGGGTACGGTTGGTTTGGGGTTATAAGCAGTGGCGGAGGTGTTGCCCTTAGTAGACATATTACAGCAGAACCACTCACTAATGCAATATTATATGTTAATTCTGCAAATTGCTCTGTTGTAAATGTATTAGCTTGTGTTAAATTACCTTGTGTAACTGCTATGTTACTCCCGTAAAAATCTCCATCAAACTTAGTTTCTTCGTGTCCGTGTCTGTAATCTCGTCCTAACCCTAAAGGTGTTTGTACCTGTCTATAGTTTGTTGATTGGTTATTTAGGTCAATATACGATATAGTTGTATAACTATCATTAATACCGAAAGTATCTCCATTACTACTTTCTATAAATCCTGTATCTATCGAACCGCTATGTTCTGATCTAGATCCTGATAGTAATACTGATTTAGCTTTGTTTCTTTGAAGTAAGTGCGGTTTAATTATAATACCTGTATCTGCTGTTACTCTGGCAGGTATAAAATCACGAACCATTTTAAAGATAGTATTATCAAAGAATTTAATTAATCTAACATAATCAAATACATTATAAGCAGCAGAACCGCTCATAATTCTGTTTGTTAGATTAGTTAGAGTATCAACTATAGTACCTACACTATTAAATGATGCATAACTATCTAATGTTAAATTTCTTGGATCTCCTATGTAATCATCTATATTGAAGCTTGATAAAGAACCGTCAGCTAGTGAATAAGACACGATATAGTTATCTACGTTATCGGTAGGTGAAAAACCTACCTCTATAGCGTGTAAATCATCGGTATATTTTGGATCTCTCTTATAGATTGACGTATAAGATGATAAGGTACTACCTGTTATTAAACTACCTGTGTGATCCAATCTTATCTTATCTAAGGAACTAGTGTAATACCTATAGTCACCGTAGAAAGGTCTTTCATCTACATTTCTTCCTCCGTATAATTTTATTTGTAAAATATCTTGAGGAATACCGAAACAGTTTATTAATGCTCTTAATCCTCTTTCGGTTCCTTTTGAACTTAGTAGTAGTGGTAGGTTATGGTATATTCTCTTATAGATTTCTTTTTGGTAGTTATCATAAGAGGTAGGCTGTATAGGGGCATTTGAACCAGTATATGAGCCTGTAATGTAATTTGTAATCTGTTCACTACCTGATTGATATGATTGACCTATTATTGTAGTGAATAAATCTTGGATAGATCTATTTGAAGTATATAACTGTACTCCAAAGTTCTTTAAAGCTTCAGCTACTAAATCTCTTGAAATACCAAAATCAAGCCTGTTATCAGCATCATACTTATCAGATACTGCTTTCCCATATAACCATAGGTTATCAAAATGCTGACCGATCATATGTATAAATGTCAAATAATGTTCGTTATTTGCATCGTCTCTAAGATAAGTCGGTATTGTATTTACAAGTAAATTATTATTTGTATTATCAAAGTAAGTAGCTTCGCTTATTTGATCTGTATACCATGTTACTGCAGCAGGTGTCGTACTAACTGCATTAATGTATGGTTTTTTATTATTTGTTTTTGGCCATGAATTACTTCCTGATTCGTAATATAAAAATCTCTCGTAATGATCAAAATTACTTAATATTCCTTCAATTAATCCGTTGTAGTATGTTGTACTTCCTGATGCTCCTGCTAGGGTAGGTGTTACCCCGCTAATACTCGATAAGCTAGCAGAATACGAATTAATTAAGTCTAGTTTATATTTAAAATTTATAAGTCTTTCTTGTGCAGAAGAAAAATGTACAAAGTCATTATAGTTAGTATAGTCTATACTAATTTCTATACCTTTTTCGTTGAATACAGAAAAGATTTGGCTATTACTATTATTAACTGGGTAGCTAAATAGTTCATTGTAGTTAAAGTATTGTGAAGGAACAATACTGTAGTCTTGAATATCTATATTGAAATTTGGAGATCTAAGTGTTGGAAATCTAATTTCCTCTACTGGTGATTGTGATTCTATTTCGTATGATATTGAATCAGAAATAATTTCAACTATATTTAAAGTACTTCCTATATCATAGGTATCAGGTAGTGGTTCATATAGCTTAATTGTTACTGCTGTCTGCTCATTATACGGAATAGTACCTATGTTGATCCCTATGAGAAGGTCGTTATTCCCGAAATTTAACCTAAACCCGTCGAAGTAAGATTGATTTTTTAAATCTTCAGCAAAAAGTAAAGCTGTCTGTTGTATTGCGCTACTATCCAAGGTAGATGCGAGAAGTCTTAACTCTGTCCTATCTTCAGATATTGCGTTAATAAAAAATTCAGCAGTTGATTTATCAGGTGTAAATAGATCATTTATAAAGTGGTAAAGCAACTTAACTCCTCCATTAGTATATCCATATTCAATACTATCGGATACAGGGTCAATAGTTAAGTTAGAAGCACCTGGTTTTCCGGCTGATTGTGCGTTTCCTAGAAACTTATACCTTGTATAATTGCTGTCGCTTTCAAGTAAGGTATCTGTTGTTGAATAGATATGTAATTCTGAGAAATGTTTCTGAGGATCAAATAAATTATTAATCTCAAAGGAATCTATTAAACTTTTATCAGCTTCTGAATATTGTTCGAATCCAGGTATTATTTCTGGTGAGCTGTCGGTAACTGTGTATGTTATATCTGCCATCTACTATACTGCTGTTTCTAAGGTTAATATTTGCTGATTTAATGCAAGATTTTCCTGTCTTAATTGTGCTATTTCATCTAATAGTGGTTGAATGTCTTGAGTAACTGTATCAAAAGTCAGTAATTCAGAACTCTTCCGTACTAAATATTGATGTGAATCTGTTTCACCTAATACGTCAATAACGTAGTATAAATCTTCATATAACCTAAAGAAAGTTTCTACATCATCTGTTAGATCTACTGGAGGTAATATAAAGGTATTAAAGTTTCTGTCTACTACCTTTGTAAATTTAGTATTATCGAAGACGGTTTTCTTTATCTCTACACTTTTATCCATTTCTCACTACCTTAATTATATTTTGATTATCAATTACTGTTGTACTTCCATCTAAAGTTGTCTTAACTAATATACGATAATATCTCTCCGGTTGCAACCCATCCATGTACACGTCAAAAAATGATCCATTTGAATCACAGCTTACCTTGGTGAACTGAGTATCAAAATCTACAATCATCTCTTCTGTATTCTCATCTCTTAGTCCCCAGTATGATGCTGAAGGTAGAGCATAGTTTGTTAGGTATGTTGAAGATGTAGTAAATGCTCTAACTGGGTATTTAGGTCTTGCAGAGAGTCTAAACCTCTGTTTACCTACATCTGTATATTTTCCTTTATTATTTGTTAGGTTGATTACTGCTATATTATTTGAAAGGACTGTTAAAGAACCTGTATTATAAATACTGTCATCCCATTTGAATTCTAAGAATGGGGGATAGATGGTATTTGTATCTGCCCCAAAATATTTTAACCTAATAGAGGCTGTTGTATTATATTCTAGATTATTTGGCAGTTTCAATATAAACCCGTTATTATCTAATGTTGTTGCATTGAATTGCTGTATAGCTCTAGTAACGTTTATATTAACATCATTTGTTGAATTTAGAGCATGTGATTGTGAAAATTCTAGATTTACTCCATTTGATCCTGTATACCAGTTTCCACCTCCTGGTGTTGATCCTGATAGGTAAGATCCTGTTGTATTTGTAGCGAATCCTACTGTAGTCCAAGCTCCTCCCTCTCCTGCTAATCTATACTGCCAAGAGACACCTGTCTTGTTGATTGGTGTATCTCCAAACTTACCTACACCGTTATCCCATGTTCCATATACTGGATATGCATATAAGGTATAGTCAACAGGCAGTGCATAGGCATCTGCTAAATATAGATTTAGGCTTGCACTATATCCGGCTCCGGCTATCTTATTTGTAATTACATCTTGAATTTCAGAAGTTTTATACTGTACTAGTAACCTATTTGTCTCTCCTAATCCTGTAGTTGCTATATAACCACCTATCTCAATTATCTCATCTTTACCTGCATTACCTGTTGGTACTTCAGATGAAATAAATGTATCTTTTTCGGGGAATATTCTATATACTGCCATCTTATAGTGTTGTTATTCTTCCTTTAATATCTATGTCTGGGAATTTTACTTCAAAGATCATAGGGTCATATGAAGGGTATATTACGTTATTTCTAGTAGCTCCTTCTATGTCATATGCATACTGTGAGTAGGTTCCTCCTGCTTTATTTACTAACTGTATTTTTTGTACAGTTTGAACTCCTTTTTCTTGATCAAGTAGTGTGTAGAGGCTTGCAAGGTTTATAGGTTGGTTTATATTCCATTTACTAATATCAAAATAGTCTCTAATTAGGTTTGTACAAGCAAGAAGTACGTCTCTTCCTTGAAAATTTGGTTTAACTATTATGTCAAAAACTACTTCTACGTTAACTACAAATGCATCTTTTATATTAAGTGCATCTGTCAGTATCATATAATTTGCTAGATACTGCTTTAGGTTATCTTTTAAACTGCTTGATAGTCGAATTAATTTTCCGTTATTATCAAAAGCTAAAACATACATTGAAAGTGATAATGGATTACTGTCCACTATATTATCTGTAGTAGAGTTAGGATTTGTTAATTGATCTTGTGCAGCATATACTTTTGCAATAGATCCATATTTTGTTGGCATTGATAAAGCTCGAACTGCATAATCTTGTAAAGTTACTGCTCTATTCTGTTCATTAAATGCTCGTAAAGTATTTTGCCTTAACTCTTCAACCGTATCTCCATCTCTTCCTCCTGCTGCTGCTAGTGGATTATTGAAGGTTAATGTTGATGATTTATCTGTACCACCTCCTGGTATTGATACTGTTCCTGTTGCAATAACAGATGTTATTGTATTAGAAGGTACATTTGCAGCTGAACCTCCGCCGACTAGGTAGTTAATTGTAAGAGTTGTATTTTGTGGGGCTAACCCGTACGTCTGGGTATATAGAAAGTTACTAGGATCATATGCATACTTTAATCTACTAGTAACATTACCTAATCCCATACCTACATTGGTAGGATTTGGAGTAATAATAGAGTCATCTTGACTTGCTACCCCTGCACCAAATTGAATTTGTAATTCTCCTGTAGATGTAAATCTTGTTATAAATCTTCTAGGTACTTTCTGTAGTGATAATAAATTTGGTACTAATCCTGTATCTGAAAGGTTATTAGGAGTGTCTACAAATACTGTTTCCTGTCCTAGAAAAGGAACTTCAGTCCAGGTGTTTCCATTGCTATCAGTTATCGATAGTACCCCTTGAATACCTGTATCTGCAATTGTTATTGTTTTAAATTTCTCTACAGATCCTATAGCTTCCTCAACTGTTTTTACTTCTCCTGAAAATGCTTTTACTGTTTTTGTTAATCGGTAGTCTTTTGGATTTCCTCCTAAAAGAGAATCTATAAAGATATCAGTAGGGTCATAAGAACTTGAAAAAGTAAAATCAATAGGTTTATCTATAATAAAGTTTGTATTTCCTGTTGTAGTAGATTTCAACCTTGTGTTTGGTCCTATCCTCAATGCTTGAGTCCAGTTAGGGGAATAGGTAGGTCCTGTTGCACTTATAAGTTGAGAGACTTCTATATCTACTTGAGAAGCAGCAATAACTTTTGGAGTATACCCCATCATATAAGCTAAGTTATAAAGATTAGAAGGGTTTTTAGCATACTGTAGGTATGTTTCCTGTAATTGGGTATCTTGGTAGAAAGCTAAAACATCTCCTACATAAGCAGCCATTTCAATAAACATCATACCTGGTGATGTAGGAGAAAAGTCGTTGTAGGTGTCTGGGAAGTAATTTTTTGTGTACTCTATAAGCTGTGCTCTAAAGTCTGTAAATTCCCTGTTTACGTATTTTATATCTCTATCTTGAATCATTATTGTTGAAAGTTAATTGATAATTCATCTTGTATATTAGTTAACCTAACGTTATATCTTATTGAGATAGTCATAGTCTGTGAATTAAGATCTTCTACTACCTGTAAGTTTTGTATATTAATATTTGGAAACCATTGAGCAACTCCTGATCTTATTACGGTTTTTATTTCATCTTTCTTATCTTCTGTCATCTGGTCAAAAAGCAAGGCTCTTAGTCCTGCTCCTAAATTCGGATTTAAAAATCTTTCAGATGTACCTGTTAGAAAATAATTGATTAAATTAGATTTTAATGCATCTTGTGTAGAGTATGTTGTATTAAATACACTATTAGAGGAGAAGGGTAATCCAACTCCTATTCCAACACTTGGCTGCTGATCTAATGGATTTATTTGTTGTATTTCAAATGGCATTATGCTCCGAATCTTTGTTTATCTTTCTCTTGTGATGCTTTAAAGACAGCTGCTGCATTTTTAACAAAATCAAACTGTGATATATCTAATCCCGGTTCTGGTCTTGCAAAACTTTCTTCCATCATTACTGGATTCATTCCTAATCCTGGTGCAGAAACCATATCTGATATTCCTGAATATGCTGTTGGGTAGTTTTCATTTACCATTTCTGCCTTGGTTTCATTTAGTAGATCTGTAATTGGATCTCCTGTTGAAATTCTAGTTCTTTGTACCGGTGGTGTATATGGTTCGTATTTTGTTACTTTAGAAACTTGCTTTTTAGGTGCTTCTGTTAATACATCTGCTAACTCCTCTCTAAGTACTTCTCTTACTGCTTCTTTTATTAGTTTTTTAAAAACTTCTGTCTTCATAATTATAAATAGTTATGTTATACTAATTGATTATCTATTCTAAATTTTATCTCATCTAGTAATACTTGTGTAGAGGAACTGAAAGAAACTGGCCCTTTTAGTACGATACTTCCATTCTTACTTTTAGCAATAGCATACCTTCTTGGTGCGATTTTTGGTGAATTTGGATCTTCAATTATTGCTAAAGTATAACCTTTGTATAAGTAGCTTGGATCTGGTGTTCCTTCTGATCCTGTATTTTCTGGCGGCTGTGCTGTTGTAAGGAGTGTTTCTTTATCTGCTGCTGTACCTGTATTTGTTGAGCATTCAGCAATTTTTAAGTCAATGGCTTGTAATCTATCTCTTAAGGTGTTTATAGGTACCGTTACTGTTGTTACTATTGAGTTAACTGCTTTTACATCTGCCTCTAAAACATCAATAGTTGCTGCTAGTATTCCAATTGCTTTACTATATTTATTTAAAACACTCATCGGTACACCTAATCCTCCTGACTGTGGAGGAATAATTGCAGTAGGTGTCGGTATACTTGTAATTATGTTTAAAGCTATTTTTGCTACACTTATTGCAGGTTGTATCTTATTTGCAAGAGGTTTAATAGCATCTACTCTTTTTTGAAAAGAATTAATAGTATTCAAAAGATTATTTCTAATTTTCATAATCTTTTTCATACGTTCTACATTAGGACATCCATTTGCAAATTCTTTAAGTAGTTCTAATACCTTTTTTTGAATAGTAGATCTTAATTTCCCTTGAAGAGGTCCAATTTGGCTTGAAACTATTTTACTTATTTGAGATTTTACTGCCATTATTCAATAAATACTTTTTTAGATTTCATCTGATTTACCAATGTTCTTAGTGTTGTACAGGTATCTACTACGCAATACCCTTCTGTATTGAGTGATGCAATCGGTCCTCCTGTCTGTGCTTCTGCTGTTTTCATAGCTTCTCCTATGTTCTGTAATGCATCTAATACTACGCTTAAAAAATTATCTAATTGGTTACCTAGTATTGCTGGTTCTGCTACTCCTTGAGGAGATGTTCTTGCTTTTACCCCTATATATATTTTATCTGCATCTATACACGCATATTCTTTCCCGTCTAAATTTACAGTATTTGCATTTAATCCTACAGAATCTTTTGCAGATATTAAAGCACTTTCTTCTTTTGCATTAAGATAAACTCTCCCGGCATTTAGTATAACCTGGTTTCCTTTATATTGATCTGCTGTTTTTGGAGGAGTAGTATATGCTGCTCTCTTTGCATTAGATGCTGATAGAGGTGCTTTATGGTTTGACAGGAAGTATAAAGAGTTAGCATCTTTGTTGATATCTTCTATAATATAATCTATACCGTTAGTTGTCTTTATCTGTCCGTTACTGATTAGTATGTATGGTAGTCCGTTATTTGTTTTATCTACTAATGGATTTAAGATTGCAGAACTTCCTCCTATTCTTATTGATTGTCCTTGCCTACCTTCTATTAAGGTATCTCCTGGAAATGGAAATAATGGATTTACATCGAATAGTTCTTGAAATCCTGCTCCTAGGTATTTGTCCTTATTATATCCCGGATCTGGTATTGCATTATGATTTGGTGAACCCCAAAGATTTACTATATCCTTATAATATACTGCTTTTTCGGATACGTTAGACTGTATATCAGAGGTAGGTGATTGAAATAGTGAAACTACTTCATTCTTTAATGGATACTGTTTTATACCTAAATTAAGAGGTAATGCTCCTTTTTCCGGTCCTCTTACGTCTCCTTTAAAGTCTAAAGGAATATACTTTATCGATCCGATAGGTAATTCATTTCCTACCTCATCAAGAAAAGGTCTTGAATCGTCTAACTTTACATCAGTTACTTTTCCATACTGAATACTATCTCCAGAGCTTGCAGCTGTCCCTGAGCTTCCGGCGATTGTTGCTATTCGATTACCTAGGTTATAACTTGATCCTAACATTACTCTTCTTCTTTTTTATCTAGATCTTTTCCTAATTCTTGACTCTGTTCCATTAGCTTAGCAAGCTCTTCTGGGTTAAAAAAGTCTGTTTCTGTTGCTTTTCCTCCATTCTCTAATCTCTGTACCAAAGCTACCATTTTAATTAAATGCTCATCATTCTTTACTCCAACCTCTAAGTACTCTTTAATCATAGGAACAACTAAGGTTGCATCTCCTATATTTTCAACAAGAGGCTTTAACTCTCCTATTAAAGCATTAATTTGTTTTTCTTTATTCTTAGAATTATCGTAAATTTCTTTTAGAACATCAGAAACGGTCTTTTTCCCGAATATTGTTGTATCTAATCCCATAGTCTATTTATTTTATAAATATCTGTAGATATATTACTGGATTGAAAAGCCTGCTTCTTGGTAAGAATTGTAGAGTTTATAAAATTCTTCTTTAAGTTTTGAAATTACTTTAGTAAGGGTAGGTGTTTCGCAATCAGTCATTTCTCTTATGTAAATGTATAGAGCTTTCTTTCTGAAGATTTCTAAATCGTACCTGGTTTTAAATAAGGTTAAGATTGCATCAGCTACTTTCTGATCTTGTTCTTTAGGGAAATTAATTTCAATATCCCTATACATTACGTCTAAGTACTTACTAATAAGAGTTGTTAATGTTATTTTTTGCGAGTTATCGTTATCTAATTCTGTCTCATAAGAATCTTCCATTTCATCAAAAGATCCTACTTGCTTTAGTTTTTTATAATTCTTGTTATTATAATTAATAAGCCATCTTTTTACAATGGTCTGAAAGTATGAAAACGCTTTCGCTCCATTGGTAGGGTCAAAGCGGTGAATCTTTTCTTCAACTAATACTGAGATAATTTCTAACTTTAGGTCTTCTATATCAGAAACATCTGTATAGTAGAATTTAAAAGTATGTATTATATTCTCTACTAGTTTATAGAAAGGGTAGTAGATCTCTTTGGTAAAAATGCGATCTTTTAAAGTAGGATCAGAGGATGCGTTATAAAGTACTATTGCATCCTCTGTCTCTTGTGTAAAGTAGTAATTACTATTTGCTGTCTTTTTCTCCATATCCTTTAGGGAGACGGAAAGAGTTTATTAGGTCTTGGATTTCTTTCATAAAGTCAAAAAAGGTTCCAATTTCGTCGTCGGCTCTAAAATGCCCTTTCTCGTCTAATTGATTAACGTATAAATTCGATTCTTGTATTGTTAACGAAACCTTTCTTAGATAATCGATTTGTTCCTCGATGATATCTTCTGCTTTTGTAAGTTTGTTGTTTAAATTCCATATAACGTAACCACAAACAAGGATTACTAGGATTAATAATGCATATATCATATTAAATTGCTTTTAATGCTGCTGCAAGGCCAGGAGAACTTACTGCTGGTTTTCCGGTACTTGTTCTTGTTTTAACAGGAGTTTGAGCAGGAGCAGGTTGTGTATTCTTCCATCTATCATATTCTATTTTAGAGGCTAAGAAATCAGCCTGATGAAGAATATACGGTAGATTAGTTCTTAATTTAGAATCTGGATTATAGGTAATATAGTATGGTTTATTTACATCGTCATATAATCCGTCATGTAACTTAATAGCTAGGAATTCATTCTCTGACATCTCTATTCTATTTTTCTGAAGAATGAATAAAGATCTATCTTGAATTAACATGAAAGGTAATTCTGAGTTGTGAGTATAGATTTCTCCTAATTTATCTTTTCTCCATTGATCGGTCTGAGGTAAGTAATTAGGTTGTCCTTTAAAACCTATTTTACCTAAATCATGATTAAGAGCAGAGAAAACTAATTCTTCATCAGTAAAATCTATAATAGTTCCCATTTCTTCCCATAAAGCTTTAGTCTTTAAAGCACAATGAACCACGCGATTGACATGATCAATATATCCTCCAGGAAAAGCATTATGAAAAGAAGGTTTACCCGAAGCAGGAGCCATGATCATTTCTTCAGATAGGACAGTATATAGATCTTTTAATCTACTTTTTCTATCACCGGTAATAAAAGTATCTACAATCTTAAGATGCTTCTCCCAATTTGCTTGTATTTGTTCTGCCGAAAGATTCATTAGTCTTGGTGTTCGGTATTAAGTAAAGTACGAATATCTCCTATAGCTTCAAGAACTTCGGATACTTTTGCATAAGCGGTATCCCTATCTCCTTTATGAATATTATACCCTATATTTTTAACTTCTGCTTCTAATCGTTCTAATTTAATTTGAACTACGTCTTTATTTCTCATTTTATTTATTTGATTTATTAAATTTTTATTATTAATTATTTTAAATATTAATTTGTTATATGAAGAAGTTATGAAATTTATTTTTGGGAAACAACTCTTGTTAGTAAGGTAGTAAAATACCTTGACGAATCGCCGCGCATTCCTATATATACCCCTTCCTATCTCTCTAAATTCTCTCATATAATCTATTAATATATTAAAAAATAATCGGATTTCCTACCATAAACACAGCTCCTACCTCTCTTACTTTATCAAAAGCCGTTAAAGGATCAAGGGTGAAAAACTCTCTAGAATTACCAAGGTCGGAGGAAACCCTTTGGGAGGCAAAAAAAGTATGAACGGCCTGTTCCACTTGAAAGGCCTTACCCTTCCTTACGGGAAGAGCAAACTTTGGAATCCACTCCTCTACCGTGGCAGTAGCGTTAATTGACGTGACTCTCCTATTAACATCATGAATGGTCATTCCAATCTTAACCAAGGAAGGATAACCAGGATTAACCAAGATATAGACATATTCGATATTATCTAAGGATTTTTCTTTTATCTTGGAATTTTCAACACCATAAAGGTATCTCCAGGAAAAAGTATTAGAATCCACACCTACTATACCTTCATTTACCTCTATAAGATATTTTGCAGATAGGAAATTCAGGAGTTTATCTGGAGATATATGTCTGTATTTGGATTGAAGAGTTATAAAAGCTTCTTTCCATCTCTTTCCGTTTTCTCCAAAAGGAGGTAAAGACTCTGGTGAAGCATCAACAATTGTAATATCTCCTAATGATTCGTAGGACATAGCCTCC